CTGACTAATGCTTTAGTCATGTTGCCATCCCTCGTTGTAGATGGTGTTGTATTTCTAGTAGATAAATTAAAAGAACTATTCTTTTCTTTACCAGATAATATCAAAGATCCAATATTAAATGGATTTGCTAAAATAAAAGATTTTATCGGCGGAATTTTTGAAAAGGGTTCAGAAATTTTTCAAGGTTTGAAAGATATTGTTCTGAATCCAAAACAGACAATAAAAGATATTCTTAAATCTATTTTACCAAGACCAGATGATAGTAAACCTTTTTATTCACCAGCTAATCTAGCTGCTAAAGCAATACCAGCAAAGGTATATGAATTTGCGGGTATTGATAAAAGCACAGGACAAGATATACCAGAGCCTAAGGTTGAATCTGTTGAAGCCGCCCCACAAGAGGTGATCAAACCAAGACGATTAAGAGATAGAGATGATTTTGGCATATCTGATGAAGACTTCAATGAGGGATATGTACCAGTTGATGATAAAGGCTTTGCTGTTGTTCCTCAAGAACAATTCACACCAGAGGTTCCTGTTCAAGCAATCACACAAACACCAGAGGTTCCTGTTCAAGCAATCACACAAACACCTATAAGCTCCGAGCAAAAATCTGAAGACGCATTTAATGCCCAATTTGACGAAGAAAATAATAAGAGACGACTTGAAATCGCAGATCTTGAAAGAGAAAAAATCAAGAGATTAAAAGAATCTATGGTCGAAGCAGAGGCTTCGGGTGATATTGAAAGACAGGATAAGATAGCAAAGAAAATTGCTATGTCTGAAAGAATAGTCGACTTCAATATGGAGAAGGCTGGAGTTGAGATTAATCGTGTCCAAAATACTCAAGGGGCTAAAATGGAAGCTATTCAGACTGATACAGAAAATGCAAAAGCCTCACAAGCATCGAAACCCGTAATTGTTGCATCTGAAGGAGCACAGAATATTAGTCAAGGTGGAACAACTGTCAATCAAGTGACATATAATAGTGCAAATCATGTAGATGATACAACTTCACTTATGTTTGCGCATTAAAAAGGTCGGCACCATCTCTGATGCCGACCTCTGCCATGGAGAGATTCTTAACTCTTAGCTTTGTGCCAATTTGGCAAAGTAACTAAGTGTGTCTTCATCTCCGTCCGCTTCCTCATTATCCACATTTGTAACTGGAGCTGGAGTATCAGCTGGGGCTGGAGCAGGTGTCGGAGCATTGTTAACAACAGGCTCACGAACTTCATTCAACTCCGCCACGACCTTGTCTTGTAGCGTATCGGCAATCTCTTCTTCACCAAGAACATCATAGAGCTTCTTCTTCAACTCTGCATATGTCTTGTATTGTTCTGGATCAGTAAACTCCTTGAGAGCATGAACCTGATTGAATATCGCTTCAAGCTTTACATCGTCACCATCAAACAATTGTGATGATGCATCGAATTCAGACTTGTCATAGTTGCGGTATCCTTCAACATTGCGAATCTTCAATTTGAAGTTAGCACCACCCCAAAAATCAAATGGGTTAACTGGTTGCTCATCTTCAAACTGAGGTTGCATCACATCCATAATCTTATCAAAGATTTTCTTACCGTATTTGTAAAGGAATACCTTACCTTCATTCTGTGGATTTGCCGTATCGGAAATCACAAGAATGTTTGAAACATGGTGAAGTCGACGCTTGCGTTGGCGAGCAACTTCCTTATCTGATTCGATACCACTGTTCCACAGTTGAGTATTCATTTCTGATACTGGATCCTGTTGACCGATAGAAGTCAAAGACTTCTCGATATACCACTTACCAGTTGGGCCCTTGAACCCGTGATCCCAGTAACGTGCCCATGGTAAATCTTCACCATCGACGGTTGGAAGGAATCGGATCACGGCGTATCCATTTCCTGCTTTATCTACTGTTGGTGCCCACATGCGATCGTCACCGTAAGACTTCTTTTCAGAGGTAGACTCTGCAGCCTTAACTAGGTTAGCAATTGCTTGGGCACGCTTTTGTTTCATTTCTTGGAATGACATAGTATTATTTTATTTGTATTAGTATTATTGTATTGCAGTGTATTTAATTAATATAAGAGTATTATATCATAGCTTCTTCATTTGTAAATGATAAAAGAAGAATATTTTTGATTTTTTCTCGGTTTATATTAACTAAGCTTTCTTTGTATTTCATCACCATAATTGCCTTTTCCTTCTTCATATGAAGTGGATCATTCAATAGTGGTAATAAAGGGTTTATAAAATTGACGAGTTTGTCAATGATTGCTACGGTTTCAATGTTGATGTCACCTCTGTCAAGTCGATTTAATAATTCGTTTTGTCCTTCTCTACAGGTACACAGATCATTGAAACCGTAGTCTGAGAGTTTATTTATATCAGTCTTAAATCTATAAGTCAAAGATTCTAAACGAGATTGTCTTTCATTGTAATATCTTTCTTCCATATCACCGATCCATTTCTTTCCTTCAATGAAGTTAGCATGATAGAAATCCTTTATTGAATCAATATTGTGTTTCTTTGCTAATCGATGAAAGAAATATTTGTCTCTCCGTTTTTCAAAAGAGTTGATGCTTACATTCGTTTTGAAATTATATGTATAGGCATTATAAGTCGCGCTAGTATAATGTAATCGAAGAGCATTGTATATCTGATAAGCCTGATATCCGTTCATTATTCTTCATCATCATCGACTGCAATGACCTCTTCCCCTTCCTCTACACCAGAATACATGATGCCTGCATCGTACATATTTTCAATGATTTCCTCATGGAGTTGTTCAGCAAGATAACCTTGCACCTCTTCTCCCGCGAAATATCGCTTATCTTTATCATAGTAATATATTGTTACATCATCACCATTATCATCTTGATTCATAACAATGACATACTTGTTTCCATCATATTCAACGGGTACATTCCAAATAACTTTGGTATATGTTACATATGCGTTTCTGAGTACTTTAATCTTTTTCATATTAATCAATTGCGCTATTTGTTACAGTCAAAATACAGAGTGCTGATAGATAAATCAGAAACTCCCCATCGAAGTTTTTATTAATAACATTAATCAATGTCATGCAGGCTAGACCAAACATTAATAGATACCCAAGCGCTTTCATATTGTCTTTCATATTAAAATAATTTCCCCGTATTTGTCTTAATGATATTTCGGCTCATTGCTTCTGCTTCCAATTTGGCTTTCAATGGACCTGTGATTAATCGAGTGATGTCTTGAGGATCAATAGATAGACCTTCGCATACTTCGCAGATAGCTTCTGCATAAGTCATTTGATCTTTATGAACCAATATTTCAACTTGATTTCTTAGATCTTCTTTTGTGATAGATGGTACAATGACCACTGCTTGTTTTTTCATAGAGTTCTTAATAATATAGTATCCTTATTGATTCGACCATTCACTTTGCCTCGCTTCGTTTTGAGAGTATCAATGGCTTTAGTAAACATCTTTTCTGTTTTATTTGCGATAATAGGTAATATATCATCTGGCTTGCGAATTGTCAATCCATAACTCTTGATCTCATCAAAGTTCTTTAATGATGTACCTTTAACTTCAATTTCTGAATCAGATTCATATACCGATAGTTTACGAGTCTTTGTATTGAAGACAAACACCTTTCGAGAACCTGGCACAGTCAATGGTGATACAGAACTGACACCGTAGTCATCATCAGACTCCTTATATTGAAGCTTCTTCACTTGCATATCAGCAGTCTTCACCTTCTTCTTTCGTGGTTTACGAACCTTGGTGTTTGCACCACGGTATTTTTCGATTTGACTTGACATCTTATCAATCTCTTTAATCCTGTTCTTAATAGCAGGCTTGGATAAGAAAGACCATCCCTCGATGTCGAACTCGTTGTCTTTATCAATACAATTCTGAAGAGATATACGAAGTTTCTCCAACCAGTTTTCAACAACACCCAATGCTCGTACAGGAATATCATCAGACTTAAACAGTGTGAGAAGATTCAATCCTTCTACCTTAGTTTCAGAACTTGACCACTCATCCAACATCGTGTCGAGATGGTAAATCACTTTATCATTCACCTTATTATTCATTCTATCCACAACAGAGAGTTTTGGCTCATTGGCTTCTTCCGTCTCTGCTTTCACCTCAGCATATTGCTTTGATATGCGATCAATTTCATTTTTCACGAATTGAATATCATTATTGGCTTCGGTCATATTCACACCCTCATATTGTGCGCAATATTCTTTCCATCCTTCATGTGTCGAAGGCATACCCTTATTCAACATTCGAGCAAGCTTTGAGGCCGTGAAAGAGAAATACTTATGATTGGACTTCACTGCACGAATGATATCAGATTTATATCCCTGTGATTTTGCGAACTTCGCTACATCATTCATCAAATCCTTTGTCGTGCAATAGTAGTTGTAGAACGATAGTGCGATTGATCGGCGGCGGTGA